CAGCGCGGGGCGGATGTTGCGAAAATCAGTGAAGTGACTCAGGCGTTGAAGCGTCAAGAGAATCAACTGAAGCTGAATAATATTTCTGTCGGTCAGTACAACAATGCGATGCGTATGGTTCCGGCGCAGTTTACGGATATTTTTACGCAGTTGGCAGGCGGTCAGAATCCGTTTTTGATTGCGCTGCAACAGGGTGGTCAGCTTCGTGATTCGTTCGGCGGCTTTGGCAATATGTTCAAGGGGCTGGCAGCGAGTATCAATCCTGCGACGGTGGCGGTCGGTGCTTTGGCGGGCGGCGTGGTCGCTTTGGGCAAGGCGTATTACGACGGTGCGGAGGAATCTAAGCGTTTTTCTGCGGCGGTCATCTTTGCCGGCGGTAGCGCGGGCGCGGCATCGGGTAAGTTGATGTCGATTGCCGATTCGGTCGGCAATGCGACGGGCGGATGGTCTGAGGCTCGCTCGGCGATATTGGCTTTTGTGGAGAGCGGCTCGGTAGCGGCTGAAAACTATGGGCGGTTTGCGGAATCTGTGGTCTTGCAGTCTAAGGCGACGGGCAAGAGCGTGGAGGATTTGGCGCGCGTTTATGAAGAAATCGCGGACGACCCGTTGAAGGCCGTCGTCAAGTTTTCGCGCGTTTACCAAACGCTGAATGCCGATGTGTATGAGCAGGCGCGGGCTTTGATTGAGCAGGGCAGGCAGCAGGAAGCTGTGGCTTTGATTCAGGGCAAGTTTGCGGACGAATCTCAGCAGATGTCTGAGCGCGTACTGGAAAATCTGGGCGCGATTGAGCGTGGCTGGAATGCGGTTAAGAAGGCGGCGTCGGAAGCTTGGGAGGACATGAAGTCCATCGGGCGAGAAGCTACGCTTGAGAGCCGGTTGGCTGAAAAACGGCTGTTTTTGCAACAAATTCCTGAGAATCCATACACGCAGCCGCAGATTGACGCGGCGAAGCGCGAAATTGATTTGTTGGAAAAGCAAATCAAGATGCGTGATGAGGCGCAGAAGCAGGCAGCGGCTATCCGAAAAGAGCAGGCTGATTCGGTCAGGTATGTCGCTGATTTCGACCGTCTGAAGGATCAGACTCAGAGCAAGGCTGAAAAATTTGCGCGCGAAGAGCGGCAATGGCAGGAAAAGCTTAATGCACTTAAGAAGCATGGCAGTAATCAACAGATTGCCGATGCGGAAAAGGTGCTTGCCCAGTTGCGTCAGCAGCACAAAGAGGAATTGGCGGCTGAGGCGGCGCGCGGTGCAAAGCGGTCTCAGCGGGAAGCCAAGCAAAACAGGGCAAAATATACGGTAAACCGCGCTGTTTTGGAGCAGGCTGCGAAATATGATTATGCCGGACTTGAAAAACGCTACGGGTTGCCTAAGAACCTGCTGGCTGCTTTGTCTATGCAGGAGTCGCGCGGCAATGTGAATGCGATTTCGCCGGTCGGTGCGCGCGGTACGATGCAGTTTATGCCCGGTACGGCGAAGCAGTACGGTGTTGATGTTCGGAGTATTGCTTCTTCTGCCGACGGTGCGGCTCGCTATTTACGCGATTTGCTGAAACGGTATGACAACAATATCGTCAAAGCGTTGACTGCTTATCATAGCGGCGAAGGTAATGTAAATAAGGGTCGTATCGGTCCTATTGGCAGGAAGTATGCGCCGGAGGTGTTGGCGCGGCAAAACTGGTTGAACGGCGGGCGCGGAGAAATTGTTGATGATCCACGTCGTGAGTTTTACCGCCCTTCCGCTTCTAAAAGTAAGCCTGAGCTTACCGATTACCAAAAGTGGCAGCAGGATTTCAGCAAACGGCAGCTTGCGGTAAACGCGGAGCTTTCTTTGTCCGCTGCCAATGTCAATAAGATTTATGCGGAGCAGCTTCGGTTGCTTTCTGACCCGACCTTTGAAAAATGGTCGGCGTCGGAGCGTCAGGCGGCTATGGATTTGGCGGTCAAGGCTGACAATCAGGCTGAGTTGACGAAAGAGGCGAAGAAATACGCGGATGCGCTTCGCGAACTTGAGGCTGCAAGTCAGCGTGATTTCGACGACCAGTTGTTTGAGTTGTCGTTGTTGGGCAAGACGCGCGAGGAAGTGGAGCGGCTGACGGCGGCGCGCAAATACGACAAGCTTATCGCGGAAGCGAATGCGGCGGGCGCGGGCGCGGATGTTATCGGCGGGCTGCAAACGGCGAAGCTGGATAATGACGGTCGTCTGCAAGAGCAATTACGCTTGGCGAAGGAAACCAAGGAGGCTTTCGGTAACGATTGGCTGGCGGGCATTTCTGACGGCATGCGGAATTATTCGGATTCGTTCAAGTCGATGCGCGAGAATATGTCTGATGCTGTGACGGGGTCGCTCGGTAAGATGTCGGATTCGTTGGCGGATTTTGTGGCAACGGGTAAGGCTGATTTTCGCGGCTTGGCTGTGTCTATCCTGCAAGACTTATCGAAGATGCTGATTAAGATGGCGTTGTTCAACGCGATGAAGGCGGCGCTGAGTGCTTGGGGTGGCGGCGGATTCAAAGACGGCGGCATGGTGCAGCAGTTTTCAAACGGCGGCGCGGTGTGGGGCGCGGGTACGGCGACGAGCGACAGTATCCCTGCTATGTTGTCTAATGGCGAGTTTGTTATTAATGCGGCGTCCACGCGCCGTCATCGTGCTTTGCTGGAGGCCATCAATAAAAACCGCTACGCTTCGGGCGGGGTGGTCGGCGTTGCGCCGCAGGTCGCTGCTTTGGGCGGCGGTACGGGCGGCATGACGGTAAACATTACGATTAACCGTGACAGGTCGTCTGATTCGTCGGTTGATGGCGATGTGGAAATGGCGAAGAAATTGGGCGCGGCTCTGCCTGCGATGATTGAGCGTTGGTTTGTCGATAATGTGGTTCGTGTAGGTGGTAGTTATCACGGCAGCCGTTGATTCGGTCTAAGAGGTTTTATGGCTAAGGTTTTTAAATGGCAGGTCACGTCGGAAAGTACGGCGAAACACTCGTTTAATGTGCGCTCGGTCAAGTTCGGCAATGGGTATGAGCAGCGGCAGAAATTGACGCTGAAGCCGAAAATGCAGACTTGGCAAATCCGTATTGTGGGTATGAAGCCTTTGATTGAGGAAATCAAGGGCTTTTTTGATTCCTGCGGCGGGGTGGAGCCGTTTTTCTGGACGCCGATTGGTCGGGAGCGGCTGTTGGTCAAGGTGTCGGAATACACGGAAACGCCGAAGGGCGGAAAGGTGTATGAGCTTTCGGCGGAATTTGAGGAGGTCATGGCATGAATGCGCGGATGAAGGCGTTGTCGGGAACGATGCTCAAGGCGTTGTCGGCGGCGCAGCAGGATGTGTTGGTTGAGATGTGGGAAGTGGATTTCCGCGCTTTGGGCGGGGAGGTCTTCCGCTTCTGCAATCAGGTCAACGAACTAAATCAGGCGGTCGTTTGGAAGGGGCAGGAATATACGCCCTACCCTATTTCTGCGGAAGGCTTTGAGACGACTTCGCAGGGGGCGGGCAACCGTCCGACGCTGACGGTTTCAAACCTGCTCGGGTTTGTGACCGGCGCGGCTGACCAGTATAACCAATTGGTCGGGGTGGATGTCGTCCGCCGTCTGACGTATGCGAAGTTTTTGGATGCGGCGAACTTTAAAGACGGCAATCCGACCGCCGACCCGAATCAGGAAATTATCGGGAAGTACGTCATCGAGCAGATGACGAGCCTGACGGCGGAACGGGCGGTCTTTGAGCTTGCTGCGCCGTCTGAATCGGACGGCTCGGTCATCCCGTCGCGTATTATGATGGCGAATACCTGTATTTGGCAGTATCGCGGCGAGGGCTGCGGTTATGCGGGGCGGGCGGTTGCCGACCGTTTGGATATGCCGACGGATGATATTAAAAAGGATGCTTGCAGCGGGACGTTGACGGGCTGTCGGGCGCGGTTCGGCGCGACGGCGGTGTTGCCGTTCGGTGGGTTTCCGAGTGCGGATAAGGTGGGTGGGGCATGATTGAGATTTCGGAAAAGGTTCGGAATTTGATTTTAGGGCAGGCTGATTCTGATTATCCGATGGAAATGTGTGGTGTTATTTCTGATACGTCTTATAACGGAAATTGGTTTTTTGCGATTTCTAATGTTGCTGAAAATCCTTATGAATCTTTTGTTATTCAGCCTGAAGGTTTGGAGACGGCGTCAAAGTACGGGAAAATCATTGCCGTTGTCCACTCCCATCCAAACGGCGAGCCGTTCTTGTCTGGTGCTGACCGTCAGATGCAGATTCAGACGGGTTTGCCGTGGGTTTTGGCGGTTGACGGTCGTCTGAAGCAGTTCCGCTGTTGCCCGCATTTGCGCGGGCGTGTGTTTGAATACGGAAAGGCGGATTGTGGGACGTTGATTCGTGATGCGTTTATGTTGATGGGTGTGGATTTTCCCGACCATAAGCGCGGCGATATGGACGATGACGCGGCGCAGGATTTTTGGGAAAAGCATTTGGAACGTTGCGGGTTTGTCCGTGTTTCAGACGACCTGCGCGGCGGGGATGTGGTTTTGACGAGCTATGGCGGTCATGCGAACCATGCGGCGCTGTATTTGGGCGACGGTCAAATCCTGCATCATGCTTATAACCAGTTGAGCCGGCGGGAGCCGTTTAATCAGTGGTGGTCGGAGCGTGTGCATAGTGTTTGGCGGTATCCGGGCTTTGAGCCTGAGATGTTGCAGGCGGTCGAAAATGATTTGCTGCATTCGGTGGATTTATGATTACGGTGTGTTTGTACGGCGGTTTGCGCGAATGCGGCCGCCGTTTTGATTTGCAGGTTGCCAGCCCTGCTGAGGCGGTTCACGCGCTGACGGTGCAGATTCCTGCGTTGCGGCAAAAGCTGCGGCAGGGGTTTTATCAGGTGCGTTTCGGGCGGCGCGATTGGTCTGAGGGCGAATTGAAAAGCGGATTCGGTCAGCCCGCCGAGGGCGTGCTGCATATTGTGCCGCGCGTTCAGGGTGCGGGCAGAAAAGGTGGAATTATCCAAACGATTGCCGGGGTTGTTGTTGCGGCGGTTGGTTATTTTTTCGGGCAGGCATGGGCAGTGCAGCTTGGCGTCGGTATGGCTTTGGGCGGTGTGGCTCAAATGCTGACCAAGCCGCCGAAGTTGGAAAATGGCAAGGGCGTTGAAAGCAGCCGGAACAGTTCTTTTTCCAATCTGAGCAATACGGCGGCGCAGGGGCAGTCGATGCCGCTTGCGTATGGTCGGATTTATTGCGGCAGCCGCGTGGTGTCGCAGGGTATCGAATCTCGACGGATTGAGGGCAACAGTACGGCGGCAAACGGCAACAGCATCGTCCGTATGGTTTTTGATGCGGCGAAAATCAAAAATCCTAATGGCAATTCCGACCCGATGGCGGTGGATTTGACGTTGGGTATGAAGAAAACCTTTGTCACTGGCGTTGCGGCAACTGCGCCGAACGGTCAGAAATACAATACGGATTTTGAAAACGACTCCGTCCGCGCGATGAATTACGAGGCGGTTTATACGGTAGATTGAGGATTTTGGAATGGGCGGTAAATCAGGTGGCGGCGCTTCTACGCCGTATGAAGCTCCGAATACGTTGAATTCGGCGCAGTCTTTGCGGATTATCGACGCGATTTGTGAGGGCGAAATTAGGGGTTTCGCCAATGGCAACGATAAACCGTGGAAGTCTGTCTATTTTGATGATACGCCCGTTCAGAATCCTGACGGGTCTTTTAATTTTAAGGGCGTGGTCGGCTTTTTCCAGCGCGGTACGCCCGATCAAACTTATATTCCGGGCTTTGATGCGTCTGAGCGTGCCGTGCCTGTGTCGGTCGAGGTCAAAAACCGCGCACAGGTGGTGCGGGCGGTGTCTGACGAGTTGGTCAGCCGCCTGCGGGTAACGGTCGGCGTCGAGCGAAATTACCGCGTCAAGGACAACGGCGATACGAATCCGGCGCAAACGGCAATGGTTGTCGAAGTTATTGACAATAAGGGTGTTCATGCGTCTAAGACGGTTGAATTTACTGAAAAATCAAGCGGCATATATTATCAGGATGTGTTGTTTGAAAATTTGCCGTCTGCACCGTTCAATATCCGTGTATCCCGGGCTACGCCTGATAGTAATACTGATAAGGTAGTCAATAAAACGTATTTCGCCAGCTATGTCGAGATTATCGATGCGAAATTGAGCTATCCGCATACGGCGTTGGCGGCGTTGGCTATGGATTCCGACCAGTTCGGCAGTAATAACCCGCGCCGAAATTATTTGATTGACGGCATGTTGGTCAATGTGCCGTCAAACTATGACCCTGATAAACGGACGTATTCGGGGACGGTTTGGGACGGATCGTTTAAAAAGGCTTGGACGAACAATCCGGCTTGGGTTTTTTATGATGTGTTGACGCAGCCGCGCTACTCGACTTTGGCGCGCCGTCTGAAATCTGCTGATATTGATAAATGGACGCTGTACCAAGTCGGCAAATACTGCGATGAGTTGGTCGATGACGGCTTCGGCGGCAAGGAGCCGCGTTTTGTTTGTAATGCCTACATTACCAATCGCCGTCAGGCGGGGGAGTTCCTACTGGATTTGGCGAGCGTGTTCCGCGGGCTGCCTGTTTGGGATGGCAGCCGTTTTTCTTTGGTGATGGACGCGGATTCCGATCCGGTTGCCATGTACAACAACAGCAATGTCAAAGACGGGCTGTTTGCGTATTCGGGCGTTCCGTACAAGTCGATTACGACTGCGGTCATCGTGCAGTATGTGGACAAATACGACGGATACCGCACCAAAACGGAATACGTCGAAGACCAGCAGGCAATCAAGCGTTATGGTCTAAACATCAAGCAAATTACGGCGTTTGGCTGCGATTCGCGCGGTCAGGCGGCGCGATACGGCGCGTGGATGCTGGAAACGGAGTTGCGCCAGCAGTCGGCAATCAAGTTTACCGTTGGTCGTGAGGGTTTGCGCCATTTGCCGTATGACGTTGTTCAAATCATGGACAACGATTATGCGGGCGCGGAAGTATCGGGTCGTTTGGTTGCTGTTTCGGGGCTATCGGTAACGCTTGACCGCGATGTCGAAGATGCGGTCGGTAAGCAGTTGTCTGTCGAAACGGCGGCGGGTATCAAGTCGCTGAAAGTGATGGCTCAGCCTGCTAAAAACCGCTTGGAGCTTGCTGAGGTTGTCGATGCGGCGGCTAGCGGCGTTTGGGTATTAATTGGACGCGTCAAACCACGCCTGTATCGGGTTATCGGGACGAAAGAAAACGCCGCCGACGGTACTTTTGAGGTTTCGGGTATTTTGCACGACCCGAAAAAATACGCCGCGGTCGATAACCGCGCGCGGTTTGATACTGAGGTCACGACGCTGCATGGCGCTGAGCCGAAATTGACGTTGCCGCAATTACGGTCTGACGGTGATAAGCTGCTTATTTCGTGGGATAACTTGACGGCTGATGGCGGGGTTTTGTCTTATGACATCAAGATTTATAGGAATAATAAGTTGTTCCGGCATATTCCTGATGCTCAGACGGCTGATATTTCGCTAGAAAACCTGCCAAATGGTCAGTATCGCGCGGAAATTCGCGGGCGGAATGCGCGCGGGGTGTTGTCTGCGCCGATTGAGAAAGGCTGGAGCGTCGATTACACGGTAAGCGGTGTTCGGGCAGCGGCTAAGATGAATGCGGTGCAGCTTGATTGGTATCTGCCCGATACGGTCATGAAGAATGTGTCGTCTGAAATTTGGTATGCGCGTGAAAATAAATTTGCGGCGGCAACTAAGTTGGCGACGGTTGCGTATCCGCAAACGACCTACACCCTTGCAGGTATTTCGGCAACGGACGCTTTTTATTTTTGGGTGCGTATTGTCGATAACGCCGGTAATGCGGGGGAGTTTTCCGCGGCTGTTGCTGGTCGTTCTGACCCTGACCCTGCTCCGATTTTGGCGCAGATGCGGGGTCGTATCACTCAAGACGAGCTGTCGCGTGATTTGTTTGCTTTGGTCAATCAGCCTAAAGGTTTGGGCGAGGCAGACCGTCGGGCAATTTCCGAGCAAGTCAAGCAGGAAGTTAAGACGCTGAAAATTGACACGGCCGTCGTAACCGAAGTTAAAAAGGTCGTCAGTGACTTGGAAGGCAATATGAAGAGCCTGTATTCGTTACAGACTCAGGCATTCGGTAATGGTCGGCGGGCGATTTCCGGTATTGCGGTAGGTGCGGACAGCAAGACCGCCGAAGGTCATATCATGATGATGGCCGATAAGGTTATGTTCGTCGATCCGAACAGCAATCAGATAGTGCCTGCGATGGTTGTTGAAGTGAAAAACGGACGGTCAACGCTTGGTCTGAACGGCGATTTGATTGCAGACGGTACGATTCATGGGCGGCATATTGCGGCAAGTCAGACGATTCAATCTCCGACTATTATTGCCGGGACGCTGCGGATGGGGACTTTTTCCGTCAATCCTGACGGCGGATTTCAGTCTTCCGTCTCGGCCGGCGGCGGTAGTGCCGTCATTAATCAACATGGGTTTGTCGCGCGAGACAGTACGGGCGGGTTGCGTATTCTTTTAGGATATCGACCCGGATTAAGGTAGTTTATGACTGACTATGGGTTATTTTGCTTCGATAGCGAGGGTAATCAGATTGATTTGAATTTGGAATCGTCTTTGGTTGTGGAAGGTATCCTGTATCTTGGCAATGCTGAGACAGGGATGGTTCCTATCGATATGCTTTTCCCTCGCCGCCATTTTTTTAAAGGTATCTTTTTAATGCCGCAGTCTCATTCAAATGGCCCTGCGGATGTCGAGCATTTGTCGCCTGTTTATATCAAAAACGGGATGCTTTGCTGGGCGCATAATTTTTATCACTCTCGCAACTGGCCTGATATGTATTTTGGCGGCGGTGCTTTTGCTGGACGGAATTTGCTTTATGGCTATTTCAACTGATGACTGGGGGCTGTCGATTTATAACGACAGCGGGGTTGATTTATGTAATTACGGTTTGTTTGTGCCGAGATATATAGGTCGTCTGAAATTGCATTACCCATTTAATCAGGGTGTCCATCCGTCTTTGCTTAGGGTTGTTGCCGAAGATGGTCGAGAATTGACCATTGGGGACGGTAGTAAAAATTTGCCGTTTGCAGCGCATTTGGGCGCAATTGAGCCGATTCGGTTTGACCGTCCTACTGGCGCGATTTTGTCGTCGGGGTTTTATAACTCGCTCAATCATGGCATTCGCTTTTTATTGCCGTTGTATGGCGGTGTGGGTTTATTGCGTAATGCGAAAGGTCTTATCCCGTCAGTTATCCACGGATGGGGCGGCGGATATGATGCTGAAAAATGGGAGATGGCGGAATTGATGTGCCATGCTTTGAAGTCCGGCGGGGATATTCAAAATGCGGCATTGTTGAGAAAGCATACTCAGGGTCAGTTATCTGATGATGAAAAGCGAAATTTTATTTTGAGAGAATCAAAGTGGCGGCAGAATGCTGTTTCTGGGATGCCGGTTACCATGTCTTTTCGCAGTAAGGCAACTGTCGTCCATGAGCATAGCGGATATAGTAATGTTTCGCTGGGTGCCGGATATTTGATGGTTGAGATGACCGGCGGTACGGAATTGGAGATATTTTTTTATGAAACAGCCGGCTTGCCATACCAGTATTTGTGCCGTTGCTCGACAGTGATGCAATATGATGAGTTTGGGCTTGATATGTATAACCCTTCGCCGCCTTTGCTCAATTATGTGATGGCAAAGGGGGATTTGGCGGCAACGGCTGAGGCTTTTGGACTGCCTGCCCGCCCATCTGATTTGATAACGGGTCAGATTGAGCGGGCAAGATGGTTTTTTACTTCGCACATCAATAAAAATGAGCCGCGCGATAGTGTATTTAATATGATTGGCACGCTGACAAGCGGCGAGGATGTGTCTTTGCGCCAAAAGTTGACGGCTTATTTGGAGGGCAGTCCTGACGCCGAGTTGAAGTATGAGCAGTACAACAGCAGTATGAAGCCTTTAAAGTTGTTGGGGAATGTGAACCCCGCAATGAGTGCAATTCAGAAGATCGAATCCGGTGCCGGATACAAATATGTTGTTACTGGTGGTTATTTGTTCAACCGTGTCTGTCAGCCTGTTGGGATAATGGGCTTTGAGTCTGTGGACGCTTTGCTTGGTCAGAAAATTAAACCGGGTATGAGCGCGGGTGTTCATAGCCTTTGGCAGGCTCATGGAATCCGCACGCCGTCGCCTACTCCTGATGAGGTATTTCGTTGGAATTTGGATAATATCCCTCGTTATCAGCCGATTTTGAATTACAAATATTCTGACTATTTAAAGGATGCTTGGGATGGTGATCCAAGGTTTGGGTTGACTCGATGGCAGTCTTTTAATGTCGGACTGTTGTCGGCATTTAATGCGCGGATGTCGGAAAATTTGGCGGTTTCTTATCGGCAATATAATAAGATGCTCGAAATTTCAAAGGTCGTCCGCGCCGGCGATATTGTTTTTTATAGTAAAGCAAATCCTGTTTCTGAGACTCAGTATTATCAGGAGCATATTCAGAAGGCTGAAGATGCTTTGGCTAAAGAGTTGCAAACTGAATCTTTGGCAAGAAGTAATGCGGCGGGCGCATGGTATGAGCAAATGGGAAATGAATGGGCGCAGCGACAGGAAAATGAGTTCAAAAATGCTTTTGCATTGATGAATCAGTTGGGGAATCTGCTGAACTACAATACCAGTCGATATGGTGAGGCTGTTTTTTGGGGTGGTTGCGGATACCGACATTCCGATCATTCGTTAGAAATTTTAATTCCGCAGGCAGCCAATCATGGAGATATGAGCCGCGAACCTGCACCTGAGAATTGGGTGATGTGCCAGTCGCCTGATTTTTAACGTATTGCCGTCTAAATGGTTTAGGCGGCATTTTTTTTAGGAGAGCCTTATGGCTGAAAAACAGTTGGTTGGAATTCAAAAGAGCATGGCAGATGAACAAACCGGAGTGCCGGTTGAATTTCATACGGTTACGTCTATGTCTTTAGATTACGCCTATAAAATTTATTCCGTTACAATCGGGAGTTGGTATAACAAGCCTTGCTTTGAGCAAGGTAAACGTGCAGTCAGTTCGTTGCAGTTGACGTTGAGCGGCGCACCGCCGCGCGGGGTTGATTTCATTGACTGGGCGCTGACGTCTGTTGCGGCGGAGGGAAATCAAAATAGCCCTTATGCAGGGGCTGAACTGATTGAAAATAAATAATGGGAGTGGGGAAATGTCCGAACCATTGGTCACGCCTGCTGCTATGTACACTTTAGGGGGTACGGTTGCGGCGGGGCATTTTTTAGGCATGCCGATTGACGCGGTCGTCCTTGGGGCGATGGCTTCGGCGGCGGGAACGATGGGCAATGGGGCTCAAAGCCGATCGGCG